GGATGACCACGGACGGCGAGTTTCTGGTTGTCACGGATCTCGGAAACCCGCTGGCAGTCAATCCGCTTAAATACGGATCGTCTGAAGTTGACCCTGATCCCGTCGTTGCATTGCTCAAGCTACGCAATGAGATTTACGCGCTGAACCGACACACTATCGAAGTGTTTGATAACGTTGGCGGCGATCTATTCCCGTTCCAGCGCATCGAGGGCGCACAGATTGAAAAGGGCGTTCTCGGTACGCACGGCTGCTGCGTTTATATGGAGAACATTGCGTTCCTCGGAAGCGGTTTTAACGAAGCCCCAGGAATCTATGTCGGCGCTAATTCGCAGACGCAGAAGATCAGCACGCAAGAAATTGACATGCTGCTTCTGGATTATACCGAAGCGCAATTAGCAAGCGTGAAACTGGAATCGCGCAACGATAAATCGCACCAACATCTTTATGTCCATCTGCCCAATAAGACGTTGGTCTATGACGCATCGGCAAGCCAAGACCTTGGACAGCCGGTCTGGTTCATCCTGACTAGCAGCCTTGTTGATTTCAGCCAGTATCGCGCACGTAATCTGGTCTGGTGCTATGACAAATGGCTAGTTGGCGATCCGGCAAGCAACAACGTCGGTTACATGACGCAGGATATTTCCTCGCACTACGGGCAAAAGGTGCGCTGGGAATTTGCCACGACCATTCTGTACAATGAAGGTCGCGGTGCGATCATAACGAATCTGGAACTGGTCGGTCTGACTGGCTCGGCTGCGTTTGGCCTCGATCCGACAATCAACACGTCCTATTCCACTGATGGGCAGACATGGAGCCAACAGAAGTTCATCAAGGCTGGTAAGCAGGGACAGCGTGCAAAGCGTCTTGTGTGGTTCCAGCAGGGATGGATGCGTAACTGGCGCACGCAACGCTTTCAGGGCAATTCAGACGCGCATATGTCTTTTGCTAGGCTAGAGGCCCAGATCGAGGGATTGGCGTTCTAATGGCTACGCCGTTCCGCCTTAATCTGACACGCGATCAGCTTGCCATGTTCCTTCAGGATCATGAGCAGATCAAGCAGTTTGAAAAGCTGTTTCAGATTGTCGATACCATCAATACGGTAACGCTTGATGACGTGAGCGTCTCGGCTGGCAATGCCGGTGCATCTGCGAACGAAGCGTTAAGCCAAGTCGAAGCCCTGCAAGGCCTTGTTCAGCTATTGGCCTATGCACCAGATAGCGCATCACAAAGCGATATAGATGCACTGCAAGACCAGATTACTGCATTGCAGCAACAGCCTCCGCCTAAAGAGTTTCGCACGCCGCGCTTCGGATCGTTCTACGACACGACAACGCAGACGGCGGCGGCAATCAATACCGCTTATGCAATGACGATAAACACAACCGATCTTTCTCAGGGTGTGTACATCGGATCACCGGCTTCGCGCATCTATGTAGATCGCCCTAATGTTTATAACGTGCAATTCTCTGCACAGTTGGACAAGACCACAGGCGGCGTTGGGCTGGTCTGGATTTGGCTTCGCAAGAATGGCGTCGATGTTCCTGACAGCACTGGATTTGTCCGCCTCCAAGGTAATAACGCGGAATTGTTGGCTGCATGGAATTATCTAGTCCAACTTAACGCAGGCGACTATATTGAGATTATGTGGGAAGTTGATGATACTTCCGTTCAGATATTGTATGAAGCCGCAACAGCCGTGCATCCGGCAACTCCGTCTGTAATTGTGACGGTGAGCGATAACATCAGTTCAATGGAGGTCTAACATGGCTGTTCTTACAAGGGTTTTGATTTCGGCTAAAACAGCCGAGGCAACGCAGACAACGCAATATACCGCGACGAACGTGACCACGATCATCGACAAGTTCACTGCGACCAATTACGACACGGTTGCACGCACGATCAGCGTTAACCTTGTGGCTTTGTCTGGCAGCGCCGGGAATGATAACCTGATCGTCAAGACCAAGACGCTTCAGCCGTCCGAGACATATACCTTCCCCGAATTGGTCGGCCAGGTTCTTGCAAACGGCAATTTCATTTCAACGATTGCCAGCACCGGCACGTCAATCAACATTCGCGCATCTGGCAGGGAGATCGCATAATGAAAAAGCCCATGATCATGATCGAAGGCTTTGCCGGTCTGCGTGAAAGCGAACCGTTCATCACTGCCTCGCAGAACAAGAAGAACACGCAAGTCGTGATCGACGATTGGATGCTCGGACCTGAAAAGCCCAGCAACGAACGCGGTGCAAACCCTGAATACTGGCGTGCGCTTGGCAAGGCTATGCAGTGCGATGAGGCAGAAGCCCGTCGCCGTCGCTGCTCCAATTGCGAATATTATGACAACTCAACCATGACGCAGGCCAAGATGGAACGCATCCCTTGGAACCAGTGGGATGTTGAGGCTGGATTCCGTGGCTATTGTCATAAGTTTGAATTCATCTGCCACGACCTTCGTTCTTGTCAAGCGTGGGAAGAGCGAGAATTTGAATTCGAAGATTGACTGTGTTATGGTTCAGCCACCGAGCGTTACTGAGCAGCCGGTGGCTCACCTTCAGGGGTTTTGAATGACGCTAGACGGCTCTCCTAAATACTGGCTTCGGCGCAACTTTTCGGAGGCACTTTGCCTTTCGGATGAAGCCGTTGATTGGCTGATTGCCCTTTGGGAAGTTATCCAGTTGTTCGACGATATTGCAGACGGTGATGCAATAGACCGCGACGATCTTGACGCTTCAATCTGGAACGCGCTGGTGGGAATGCCGTCCAATGGCTTCTATCAAAGAAACGCGCATATTCTCATCCCGCTGATGAGCGTTGCTGTTCTCAAATGGAAAGCCTCGGATGAGGTGGAACGCGATGGTCAAGCCTGTGCCACAAGCTTTGTCTGGCGCGCTGGCTATTATGATTTGGTTCTTGCTGCCGTGCAGATCGAGCATGGTTCGCAATTAGCTATGGATATCGGCCCTGTAGTTTTGAAGCTATATGGCGAAAGCCTCGAAGATTATATGAAGGAAATGTCTGATGCCTGATCCAGTCACAGCGGTTGTTGCCGGTGTCGGCAGTGTTGCCCAAGGCGCTATTGGGGCTAGTGCTGCGAAGAAAGCAGGTCGAGCACAGGCTGATGCAAGTGCGCTTGGCGTTGCTGAAACCCGCGCAGCCCGTGAAGAATTGGCCCGTCGCCTTGAGCCTTATGCCGCTGCTGGTACTCCCGCACTTCAGCAACAGATGGCTGCACTTGGTCTATCAGGCCCAGAGGCACAGGCTGCATTCACTGCCCAGCAAGAAGCAAGTCCAATGTTTCAGGCATTGGCGCGCCAGGGCGAAGAAGCCATGTTGCAACAGGCTTCAGCAACTGGTGGATTGCGCGGTGGAAATCTTCAGGGTGCATTGGCTCAGTTCCGTCCGCAATTGCTCAATCAATTCCTTGAACAGCAATATAATCGCCTTGGCGGCATGACTTCGCTTGGTCAGCAATCCGCTGCCGGTGTTGGTACGGCTGGGATGCAGTCCGCTAGTCAAATATCCGATCTGTTGGCTCAAGCTGGTGCTGCACGCGCTGGTTCTGCTCTTGGCGTTGGTCAAGCATGGGGCAACGTTGCTGCGCTTCCAATGCAGTTCGCTGGCATGGCTTATGGCTCTGGTGGCCCTGGCCTACAGACAATGTTCAAAGGATTTTGAGGTAAGTCATGGTTCAGCCATTTGATTACACGCTGAAGATCCCAGCGCCTGGCGAAGCATTCCTTTCTGGTGTGCAGATCGGTCAGCAACAGCAACAGGTTCAAGCCCAGCGTGCGCGTGCTGAAGCCGAGCGTGATAAGCAGATGCGCCTTTCAAGCTTTGGGACAGAAGTTTCCAGTTGGGTTAAGAATCCAACGCCTGATGGCTACAAGGAACTGATGGCTAAATATCCTGAATTTCAACAGGAGATTTCCGCTGTTCAAAAAGGCGCCACTGCTGCGGAGCGTCCGCTTATCCGTCAATTGGCTGGCGAAGCATTGATGGCGCACCGTAACAAAAAGCCAGAAATGGTTCTCAGCCTAATTGATCAGCGGATCAAAGCTGTCGAAGACAATCCTGTTCTCGTTAAAAAACTAGAGGACATGAAAAGCGTTTATCAGCAGTATTCGGACAATCCGAAGCTACAAGAGTCTATGATTGTCACGGCTCTCGCCCAAGACGAAGAAGGTGCTAGGATTTACGAAAAGGCATTCAAGGAAACTGAGCCCTACGTAGCTGTTTCAGGTGTTGGCATCGTTCTTCGATCAGACATTGATCGCGCTGTTGCTGCGGCTGAAGCGGGTGGCAGATCAACGGTTGATGTTAAGCCGATTATTCCTGCGGACGCCGAGGCTGATTTAAAGGCTGGTCGCGTTTCTCCAGAAACTTTTGATAGGGTTTTTGGCGCTGGAACTTCTGCTAAAATTCTTGGAACAGGAGGTCAGACGGCAACCCCGTCTGGTACATTTCAAAGGCAGTAATATTGACCCAATTGCCGATCTTGGAAAGCTAGGCTTCGCACCGACAAGTGGATTCAGAACGCAGCGCCATCAAGCGGCATTGGTTGCTCAAGGCTTGACTAAGACCAAAGGCGGATCGCATCCAATGGGCGATGCTTTGGACTTCATGCCGCCGAAGGGAATGTCTACGCAAGAAGCCATTGCCACTGTCCGCCGAATGTATCCTGGCGTTAAGGCTATCCCTAGCAACAAAGGCGCAATTCATGTAACCTTCCCCGGATGGGGACAGGCTCCTGACGTAAGCGGTTCTCGCCGTAGGTATAGGTGATTAAATATGGCAACTCAAGATGACGAAGCTTTCCTGAAGAAGTATGGCGGTTATAAGCCTGCTCCTGTCAGTGTCCCTGTTACCAGCATTAAGCCGATCATTGGTGGCGAAACCGCTGAAGAGGCTCAAGCTCGTCGTGCCAGAGAAGCGCGTGAATCTCGCGGTGCTGAAATAGCTGAAGAAACCGCTGCCCGTGCAGCAAGGGAAGAACAGCGCGGCGTTGAATCCAAGGAATTTTCTCAAATTGGTTCGCTGAGAACTGAATTTCTGGGTATTCCAGAAGTTAAGGAATTCCGTCAGGTTCGCAATGCAACCCGTCAGATTATCGAACTGACATCAAAGGGAACGCCAATGGCCAATATTGGCGCGGTGTTCTCTTACATGAAAATCCTCGATCCGGGTTCAACCGTTCGTGAAGGCGAAGCCGCGTCTGCGCAGAATGCTGCTGGCGTGCCTGATCGTATCCGCAATTATTACAACCAAATGGTGTCTGGCGAAGGTCTTTCGGAAACGCAGCGCAAAGACATGGCTGACGTTGCACGCTCGATCTATAATCAGCGGCTGACTGGGTATAACGATCTAGCAACCACCTATCGCGGCCTTATGGCTGATCAAGGTGCAGATCCCGACAAGCAGGGAATTACCCTCGAAACGCCATTTGAAATGGAGGGTGCGGCAGGCGATAGGGCTACGCAACTTCAAGATGCGTTCAACAAAGGAGCTTCTCTGCAAGAATTGAATGCGCTTGCAAGCACACTCGGTATTTCACCCAATCAGGATGAGCTTCTAAAGGCCATCGAGTTCCGTGATGCTGGTGGTGTTGGTGCGCGCATTCTGCCGCCTGAAGCTGGTGGAGCGCCCGAAGAGACTGGATTCTTCGAAGGTATTGTCGAAACCGTCACTGGTTCAGAGCGCAGCACGCCAGAGATCGAAGCCTTGCCGGAATGGACAACCATGCCGGAATTGAACGAGCTTTCCGTTGCAGGCGCACGCACCGGCATCGGCACAATGTTCACCAGCCCCGAAGAGTCGGTCAAGATTATTCAGGCCAACTATCCTGGCGTTCAAGTGCGTCAAGACACTAAGGGCAACTATATCCTGCGCTCACAGGATGGTCGTGAATATGGCATTAAGCCCGGATTCCGCTGGAGCGATGTTCCCCGTGCGCTAGGTGGCATCCTTGCGTTCACCCCCGCTGGTCGTGCAACCACTGTTGCTGGTGCTGCTGGTGGCTCCGCTCTTACTCAGGCTGGCATCGAAGCAACGCAGGCAGGCGCTGGCGGCACGTTTGACACTGGCGAGATTGCGATTGCTGGTGGCGCTGGTGCTGCTGGTAAGGTTCTGGAGCAAGCCCTTCCTGCGGTTGTGTCCAGCGTTCGTGGTATGCGTGGTGGCCCCGCCGCTGCTTTGCCTGAAGCTGCTCCGGCTCCTGCGCCAGCTGCGCCAGCGATGGAGGCATTGGCCGCCCCAGCAACCCCGCGTCAGATCATTGAGGCTGGTGAGCAAGCCAACATCCCCGTGATGACTTCGGATATTCGTCCACCTGAAACATTCATGGGTGCGCAGATGCAGCGCATTGGTGAGCGTATTCCGATTATTGGAACTGGCGGCCCGCGTGCTACTCAGCAGCAGGCTCGACAAGAAGCGGTCAAGGACTTTATCCTTGAGAATGCAGGCGCTGTTCCCGCTGACGTTGAGGAGCGAATTGTTGCAGACGTTCTGCGCAAGCGCGGCGACGTTGTTGAGAAATACACCAATCTTAAGGATGAAGTGTTTTCTAATCTGGCTGGCGCTGGCGAAGTCGCTGTTAACAACACCGTCCGGGCAATTGATGACCAGATCGCGGAACTTTCCAAGGCGCGGACTCCGGCAGCAGATGAAGCCATCGCCAAGTTGAACGAAATTCGCAATCAGGCTGTTGGTCGTGACATTCGAGCAATGGAGGCATTCCGCCGCGATGTTCTTGGCAAAGCATGGCAAGACGAAGGCATGTCTGTTGGTGCGTCTGATCGCGTTAAATCGGCTGTTCAAAATCTATATGGCCCGTTCAACGAAGATATGGGCAAGTTCATCATAGAGCGCAGCGGCAAGCGTGATTACACTAAGTGGCGCGTTGCCAATGCTCGTCTGAGCGATGGCATTCAGGAAGCCAAGCGCAGCACCCTGAAGAACATTCTTCGCAGCGGTGAAGCTACCCCTGAAGTCATCAACAACATGCTGTTCAGCGGCAAGAAGAGCGATGTTGCAGCTTTGTACCGTTCGCTAACCCCTGAAGGCAAAGCACAAGCACGCATGGCAATTGTTCAGCGCATTGCCAAGGACATGGGCGCAGAGACTGGTGATATCAGCCCTGAAAAGTTCCTGACGCAGATTCGCAAGCGTTCAGATCAGCTTGGTGTGTTCTTTGAAAAGGGGCAACAGGAAGAACTTAAAGGCTTGGCCCGTGTTCTTTCTGCTACTCGCCGCGCTGGTGGCGCTGGCGTTGCTACTCCGACAGGTCAAGAGAACTTCCCGCTTTTGCTCGGTGCGCTGGGGATGGGCGACGTATTCACCACAGGCGGCATTGGAACGGCTATCGGCCTAACCTTTGCTGGTGGCGTTCGTGCTTACGAAAGCAAGGCTGTTCGCAACCTTTTGGCAGCCCTTGGCAAAACCAAGTCTGGCAGCCCCGCCGAGATGAGGATCATGGATAATCTGTCTGGCAAACTTAAGGACGCGTTGCCAGCATCGGTTCCTGCAGCAGCGACACAAATGAACGAACAAGGAAAGCCAGTAGCAACGCCGGACGGTATTCCAATGGTAAGAACGCAATGACCTTTCCAAACAACGCAACTTCAGATATACAGAGCGCGCAGGAGATCGTTTAATGTCGCTCACGCAAGTAACAGGCCCGTACCCGATCTTCACAGACCTTGACGGGTCTCCGTTGGATGACGGCTATCTATACATCGGTGATCAGAACGATGATCCTGAAACCAATCCGATTCAGGTCTATTGGGATAGTGCGCTCACCATTCCCGCTACGCAGCCGATCCGCACGAACAGCGGCTATGCTTGGCGCAATGGAACGCCAGGACTGCTTTACACCGCTGGCGCATTCTCGATCACTATCCGCAACAAGAAGAATGAGTTCGTTCTCTATAGCCCTGTAGGCTATGGCTTCGATCCTGCTGCTGTCTCTGCGTCCGTTGTAAAGAACGACTTCACTGGCAATGGCGTTGAGGTTGATTTCACGCTTTCGGCAGCGCCTTCAACCATTCTGGCTACAAACGTTTTCATCAACGGCGTGTATCAGGAAAAGGACAGCTACAGCCTTCTGGGTAATGTGATTACGTTTTCCGTCGCTCCTCCGCTGAATTCCAGCATTGAGGTAATGACGAACGAAACCGGCGTGATCAATTCCGGCAACGCAACGGCCATCTCGTATACCCTGACAGAGCCTGGAGCTGTTGCACAGACTGTTCAAACTAAGCTAGATCAATACGTCTCGGTCAAGGATTTCGGCGCTGTTGGCGATGGTGTGGCGGATGATACAGCGGCTGTTTTAGCCGCAATCGCTACTGGTAGTAACGTTGATTTTGTCAACTGCAATTGCAAAGTCACATCACAGATTACGTTAAACTCCAATCAAACCCTTTACGCCAGCGGTGGCGGCGGTATCTTGGGGGACGTCCCAGATTACGTAATTAAAGCGCAAGGCAATAACGGTTCCGCGATTTCCAGCGTCACCGCCGCCATACCTGCTTTGACATGGACCATTACGATGGCAAGCCCTGTAGGTTTGTCTGCGGGCGATCAAATCCTTTTGTACGATGTTGTAGCAGATGAATACGAGGTAAACCGTATCCAAACTATCATCAGCAATACGGTGTACACTACTTGGCCGATTACACAGGCTTTTACGACGCCAGCAAATATTCGCCTTTACAAAATGACGCCAATCGAAAACGCAAAAATCGACGGGTTGAAAATCACTAACGTCAATTTAACCGGCGGCGGCGGCGTTCGATTTATCTACACAAAAAATTGTGAAGTTACTAACTGCACTTTTGATAATGTAAAATATATTTCATATAGCGCCGAAGCGTCCGTTAGCCCTGTGTTTAGTGGTAATCGGGTCATTAAGTCGGGAGCAAGTGGTTCCGGTCTGCGCGTAACCAAAGCGGGTCGGATCACTGAAAACGAATATGTCGATACGCAATCTGACGAGTCGATAACGCTATATAAATCTAATTCGCACGCAATTGTCGGCGGAAATAATGTGGCGCAATATCTTTTTGGTTCCGGCGGGACTGCCGGAAATTCCATTTTGATAGACCAAAGAAACTACTACAACACGATCATAGGTAATGTTTGCGACGGTTCCGCGACCTATCACATATATGTGTTTTCAAATTCCTCGTTCAATACGATTGTAGGCAACACATTAAATCGTGCCAATCTGGGTTCCATTAAGATCGAAAGTTTGTCTGACGGCAACACACTAGACAATAATATTTGCACGAACGTAGTAGACGCAACTGATCCTTTCGAAGGCGGCGCGGCGACTGCTGCTATTCGCGTTAAAGCGGGCTGTTCTGGAAACATCATAGGCCCGTCAAATATTTTTGCAGCCCTTTCTGGCGTGGCAATAGTGGATGGCCAGGCGTCCCCGCGTCAAGGATACCTGACAAAACTGTCGGTAAACTCTAACACCAATTATCAGACTTCCACTGTCCAAGGTAATTCTGGGCTTATTACCAGCGATTTTGTTCCAAACACGACAGGCACAGCCGCCACGCTTTCCCTTGGGGCGGCGACAGGCAACACTTTCGGTCAGCTTAATATCGGCGTCGCGGGCGATAGTGCCGTAGGGCACCTTGCTTTGATGCGTTTTGGTGGCAGTGTTGCAGTAGGGCGCACTGCCCCTGCGTCCGGCGCTTTGTTTGAAGTGAACGGAAATATTGTTGCGAACATACCCAGCGCAGCACCCACGCTCGGCATTAACAATGACATGAGTTTTCAACTCGTAAGCAATACGCAGTTGAGAATTTTGGTTCGTGGTTCAGACGGAACAACACGTAGTAATACGTTAACATTAAGCTGATGTAGAAATATAGCTTGCAATGGCAGATAAAAAAATCTTGGCTCTTCATATTTCCAAGCAACATACTTTGTTTGATAGGACTGCATCATGTCTTTAACCAAAGCTACCTACTCCATGATCGAAGGCGCTCCGGTCAATGTGCTGGATTACGGTGCTGTGGGTGATGGTACGACTGACGACACGGCTGCTATTCAGGCGGCAGTTACTGCGGCTAGAGCGCAGGGCGGACAGTCGCGCAAACTTTATTGGCCTCGCGGCACTTATAAAATTACCAACACAATTACGTTTGGCACAAATCAGTATATTGATTTTGACCCCGGCGTAACCGTAAATTTTGTTGCGGCTGACCCGTTAAACACCCCGCTGTTTGTCGCCGCAAATCAGTCAGAAGTCTATCTATACGGCAATGGAGCGGTCATAAACGGTACGCGAGGGTCTGTGGCAGGCCAAGGAAGCGGAACCGCTTTTTTTATGTATGGCACTGACAACATTGTAATTCGCGGGTTTATCATCAATGATTTTGCGACTGACGGCATTGAGATAACAGGCGACAATACTGGAAGCGGTCCCTGCACAAATGTGCTGATTGAAAATTGCACTGTAAATAACTGCCGCCGCAACGGCATGTCGATCATTTCTGTTATCAATTGCACCGTAATTGGCGGTTCGTACACAGGCACCAATGGCGCGTTGGGTGGGCCTTGGGCCGGAATTGATGTTGAACCAAATCAAGATTGTTTTCTTGAAAACGTCAATTTGATTGGTGTTGGCACAGGAAACAATGACGGCGCCGGCATACAGTTTACGCCTGGACAGCTAGGCCAAAATACCGAAAGGCGCTTTAACGTCAATGTTACCGGCGGTCGTTCTGTCAATGACGGTGACTTGGTTGGTGTGTCAGGTTTGTACTTTGCGAATGGCGGAACGCTTATCAACAAAATCTTTGGCGAAGTTGTCGTTCGCGGATTTACAGTTGAAAACCCAAAATCACGCGGCGTAAATTTCCGTGAATGGGAAGAGGACAAAAATCCCCGCGTCATTCTTGAAGATGTTACTGTTTATAATCCAGACGCTACTAGTAGTGCCGTTGCATTGGCCGACAGAAGCGCATTCGTCATGCGTTTGGATAGCGGTCAGACGTCAACTACGCTCGGCAACATTATCATGCGAAATTGTTTGGCTGAAGACACGCGCAGCCCCGCCCGCATGGTTTGGGGGATGCTGGCTTCATCTGACGCAGGTAAGGAAGTCAAAAACGTCACGGTTATTGACCCTCAGTCGATAAATTTTACCGCGAGCAATAAATTTGATATTTATACGGCCACCTCAGAAGGGGCGGGCACAAGCAATGCCTTTGATGTTTTCTATACCAAGCCGCTTCCGGTTGACATTGGATTTTCTCAATCAATTGCTGGCTTCGGCGGCAAACGCGTTAACGCAACGGCTTCTGGAATTACATTGACATTGCCTGCGGCATCAAACTGCAATGGTTTGGCATACGAAATTGAAGTTGAAACCGGTGTCAACAGTGTGACTGTGGCAGTTCAAACGGGCGATACAATTCTTGGTGAGGTCGGCGTTGTCAGCACAGGTTTAATTTTAGACGCAGGTGGCTACCTCCGCTTGCGGTCGCGGGGTAGCGCGAGTTGGACTATCGAGGCATTGACAGGGTTATCCCGCATCCCCGGAACCGCTTCTGAGCGTAAAATTCAGTTCAACAGCGCCGCCCCTACAACTGGAACTTGGCAGCAAGGTGATGTTGTTTTTAATTCCGCCGCAACTTCAGGGCAGCCTAGGGGCTGGCAATGCACAGCTAGTGGCGCACCCGGCACATGGGTTTCTATGGGCAATTTGTAACTGCCCGCTAACGAGATTGCCAGACTGCATCAAATGATTAGGTGATTACTGTGAACCAAGAGAATGTCCTGACTGTCAAAATAGATATGCTTCACAGTGACGTGGTTGATATGAAAACCGCGTTGAATGAATTATCGAAGGCAATCACCAAGCTGGCTCTTGTTGAGGAACGCCAGGCGCAGACTGCCGATGCCTTGGAGCGTGCGTTCAAAGCTATTGGCAAGATCGAAGATCGGCTTTCCGCATTGGAATTGGCTGCACCAAAGGCAAAAGAAACGAACGCTTGGGTAGATAGATTCATTTTAGCTTTGATTGTTGCGATAATGGGCTTTATTGGGACAAAGCTCGGAATTTTATAAAAAGCATAATGGGTCGTCGCAGCCCGTAAATTTGATGGGTGTGCATTATAGTTAACTCATATTTTGAGGTGATTGATGCCCTATGTCGATCCTAAACTTTTTGACTTTTGCGACACCGACAGACAGCGCGAAATTTTAAGCCTGATTGATGAATTAGGCAGCGGTAAATTAGTAGCTGATCGGCTGGGCGCTCATCGCTCAATGCCGCACAAAATCTTAAATCGAGTCAAAAGAAACGCAGCGCGTCGGGGTTATTCTCCCGATCACGATATGGTGCGACCAGTGCCTGAAGGCTATTTGGTCAAAGGCGTTTCGACCTATTACGATAGCGAAGGCAAGGCGCGAGGCCAGTGGGTTAAATCCAGCATTGACGCCGATAAGCAGCTAGAGATTATCCGTGGCGCTGTCGAAAACATTATCGAGACTTCGCAGGGCGTTTTTGATCCCATTGAGCCGCCGCCTTCTTGCGATGCTGAGTTGCTTACCGTTGTTCCAATGGGGGATCCGCATTTCGGCTTGATGACCTGGGCGAAAGAGGTTGGCGAAAACTTCGATCTGCGCATTGCCGAGCAAATGACATTTGACGCAGTTGACAGGCTCTGCGTGCAAGGCCCTAGTTCAGAGACTGCTTTGCTGCTGAACCTTGGGGACTACTTCCACGCTGACAATGCCAGCAACAGAACGCCACAGTCTGGCAATAACCTTGATGTGGATGGACGCTTTCAGAAGATAGCCGAGGTTGGCTTGCTGGCAATGGTGCGCTGCGTCCGTCGCTTGCTTGAAAAGCACAAGAAGGTGATCGTGCGCAATAATCGCGGCAATCACGATCCGCACCAGGCATTTATGCTATCGCTGTGCCTGTCTGCATGGTTCCGTGACGAACCTCGCGTTCAGGTGGATACATCGCCAAGCGGATTCTTCTATTACCGTCATGGTCGGGTATTGATCGGCTCAACACACGGTGACGGAGCCAAGCTGGCTGATCTTCCTTTGCTGATGGCTACCGACGCGCCTAAAGATTGGGCAGAGGCTGATTTCCGTGTCTGGCATTGCGGACACTTTCACCACGACCAGCTTAAGGACTATCAGGGTTGCACAGTGGAGACGCATCGAACGCTTGCGCCTAATGACGCTTGGCATCGCTATCAGGGCTATCGGTCTTTCCGCGACATGAAAGCTATTGTATACCATAAAGAGTTTGGCGAGATGCAACGTATCCGCTGTGGTGCAGAAAGGCTGACAGCATGAACAGCAACTTTGACGAAGCCTTGAAACTCGTTCTGGCTCACGAAGGCGGATATGTGAACGATCCGCATGACAGGGGCGGCGAGACTAATAAGGGCGTTACCAAGGCGGTCTATGACGCCTATCGCAAGACCCGTGGACGTCCGATCCAGTCGGTCAAGTTCATCACCGAGGATGAGGTCAAGGCGATCTACAAATTCCAATACTGGGATCGAGTGCAGGGAGACTTGCTGCCTCGCGGCCTTGACTACGCCATGTTTGACTATGCGGTTAATTCTGGCGTCGGTAGGGCGGCGAAGCATTTGCAGGGCGTCATTGGCGTACCTGCGGATGGCGTTATAGGGGCGATCACGCTTTCAGCCATAAGATCGCCAGTTAATACGATTAACGCGCTATGCGACCGTCGTATAAGCTTCCTGCGTAATTTGGATACATTCTGGCGCTTTGGTCGTGGTTGGACGCGCCGCGTTGCTGAGGTCCGAAAACACGCTCTGGACATGGCAGAATGAAACTGCCGCCGATCTTGACGCCAGACGGTCGCAGGGCTTGGGCTTTCCTCGCTCTGCTCGGCGGCAGCATTGTCATGACGGTGTTTGCGGCGGTTGGCGTCTATATTGTACGCAAAGATAGCGGACTTTCTTTCTGGCTGGCTATGGCGGCCCATGTGCAGATCATTGTCGGCATGACTGGATTCGGGGCGCTTCTGTACAAACGCACGATCAAGGCTGGTCGGGATGGTGTAGAGATTAGCGATCAAGGGGATAGTGATGTTTAACCCATTCAGTGCGCTAACGTCCAAGGTCTATGGCGCCTTGGCTATCCTCTTTTTAGGGCTGGCCCTAATCCAGACAGCACGGATCGAAGGCTTCCTCTTTTGGGATGGGCTTTATGAGCAGCTTGGTGATGCGCGGGATAAGGTAAAGGAATATGAAGCCGCGATAGCCGCTGCGACAAAGTTGGCCCAAGAGGAAAAAGCACGCATTGAGGCGGAGAATGAAAGGAAGGCAAAAGATGCTGCGGAACTGGAAAAGAAACTGCGCGCTGATTATGACAGCCGTCTTACTCGCTGGCTGCAAAACAATCGACGTGCAGCCAACAACACCAATCTGCCCGAAACCAGCAAAGCCCCCGAAGGAACTGCTGGAGCCAGTTCCTCTGCCGTCATTCCTGAAGACTTTGCCCTAGTCCCAATTGCGGATCTAGAACTGAGCGCGCAGGCTTTTGCTAAACTGGAGGCGCTCCAGGCTTGGGCGCGGGAGGTGTCAAGTGCTGATTAAAATCATCAAGAACGATAGGCACCTTGCCCAGAACGGCCCGACTGGAATTAAGATCCACACTGGCACACGATACTTTGCTGCCGTCCTGCTTCAGGAATGGTACGAGTTTACTCGCTATGCTTTCTGGTTCTGGGGCGTCCCTGCGGCGCTGTGGGTTGCTGCATGGGGCGGATATGCCCTTGG